TCTGGCAAGGATTTAGAGGCAGTCAGCGTAGCCCTTGCTAAGGCTTATGATGGCAACAACACTTCGCTACAGCGTCTTGGCGTAGGACTTTCTGCTGCTGAGTTAAAATCAATGAGTTTTGATGATGTAACTAAATCACTTGCCGAAACCTTTGGCGGCCAAGCTTCGGTTCAGGCAGATACTTTTAGTGGCAAGATGGCAAGGATGCAGGTTGCCTTTGATGAGGCTAAAGAATCTGTAGGCGCTCGATTATTGCCTATCCTAACTCAATTACTAGATACTTTTAATACAAAGGTTGGCCCAGCGGTTCAAGCTATACAAGATAAATTAAAACCTTTGACTAAAGCCATTGACGATAACAAAGAAGAATTTACCGCTCTTTGGAATTTCTTAAATAAATATATTGTGCCAATAATGACAGGAGCTCTCAAATCAGCCTTTAGCGGCATAGTGACTGGTATTACGGCGGTGGTAAATATTGTAGGTAAAGCGGTTAATTTCTTTCAAGACTTATACTCCGCTTATAAGAAGTTTGTCGATTTCATTAAGAATAATCCTTTATCTCAATTCCTTGGCAAAATTAATCCGTTTAGCAATTCTAGTTTTAGCAATGCTGCATTTGAAAATGAAGGCTTACCAAGTGATTTTGGAACTGTATCTAGCACAATTATTCCAGATGGCAATTTTAGTAATCCATTTGCTCCCAGCATTCCATTTGTCCCTAGTCAACAATATTTAGATGCAATTGCAAGAAGAAGGCAACTAGAAGAAGAAACAGCTGCTATTCGCCAACGCATTGCGAATCGTAAAGCTGGAATTACTACCTCAGATACTGGTAATCAAGGCATCACAATAAATGTAAATGCCCCATCTGCAATCGATTCTGAAGGCTTTACGCGATCAGTTATTCAGGCTCTCAATGAAAGTCAGCAAAGGACTGGCTCGCTTGATACTTTGACAGTATGAGCCTTTGGAATCCCGTCTATCGAATTAAAGTAAATGGATCAACTGTTACTGGGGCAACACTTAGCGGACTTACGATTACTTCTGGTCGAACCGATATTTATCAACAGCCATTGGCTGGGTATTGCAGTTTAACTTTAATTGAAACCAATGAGGGTTCTGTTCCATTTGAAATCAATGACGCAGTTACTGTCGAGGTGCAAGATTCGTCCGCTACCTATGTAAATCTATTTGGTGGGTTTATTACCGATGTAGGGATTACAGTGCAGACTTCTGGCTCAACTGCTACCAGTCAAAGAATACAAATCACAGCCGTAGGAGCTTTAGCCAGATTAAGTCGAGCCGTATATGTAGGCAACTTTCCTCATCAATTTGATGGTGACCGAATAGAAGAACTGTTATCAACAGTCTTATTTGACCAATGGAATGAAGTGCCAGCTGCCGAAACTTGGAATGGCTATGACCCACTCGTCCAATGGCAGGATGCAGAAAATAGCGGACTTGGAGAAATCGATACTCCAGGCGATTATGAACTTCATTCTGAAAATAATCTTAACGATACTGTTTATAATCTCGCTTCTCGCTTTGCGACTAGCGGACTTGGATATTTATATGAGGATAATCAAGGCCGAATTGGTTATGCAGATTCAACGCATAGATCGCAATACCTAGCAACTAATGGCTATGTTGATTTAGACGGAAATCATTCTATTGGCCCCGGACTTTCAATTGTAAAAAGAGCTGGCGATGTTAGAAATTCTATAACTATTGGATATGGAACTTCAGGGGCAGAAGTAACAGATGAAGATTTGGCATCAATATCTGAATATGGCCTTCTCGCCTCTACCATATCGACCACACTTCGCAACCAAGGCGATGCCAATGCTCAAGCAGCGTTCTATTTACTTATACGAGCATATCCTCAATTCGCCTTACGGCAGATAACCTTCCCTATAGCCAGCGGTGAAATCGACAATTCAGACCGAGATAACCTTCTTGGCGTATTTATGGGCCAACCGCTCAATATCATTAACCTGCCAGCCAATATGGTAAATGGAGAATTTCAAGGGTTTGTAGAAGGTTGGACTTGGACGGCAAGCCTTAATCAACTTAACTTGACCTTAAATGTCTCGCCTATCGCTTTTAGCCTTCAGGCGTTTAGATGGAATTCAGTCCCAGCGACTGAGACTTGGAATACAATCAGCCCTACTTTGGACTGGCTTAACGCTACAATAGTTGCATAGGAGAATAAATGCCAACGACAAGTAATTTCGGCTGGACGACCCCAGCTGATACAGATTTAGTAAAGGATGGCGCAGCTGCCATTCGCACTTTAGGCAATGGGATTGATACTTCATTGCTTGATTTAAAAGGTGGCACAACAGATCAAGTGCTAGCTAAGAATTCGAACACCGATTTAGATTTTAAGTGGGTAACTAGCGATGATGCCAATGCAATTCAAAACGCTATAGTCGATGCCAAGGGCGATTTAATTTCCGCAACGGCAGCAGATACTCCAGCAAGGCTGGCAGTTGGTGCTAATAATACGGTTTTGACCGCCGACTCCAGCACAGCAACAGGCCTAAAGTGGGCTGCGCCTTCTAGTGGTCTTACCTATTCAAGAATTGCCAGCACAAGTGGAACTGCTACTAGCCTAGTTTATACAATAACTAGCGGTTATGAGGATTTATATTTGGCTTGGAATGTAAGCAACCCTGGCTCAATGCTTATGCGCCTTAATTCTTTATCTACCGCAGATTATCAAAACAGTTATGCCCACAAGATATTTTCAGTAAATAGCACTACTAACACCAGCATAACTTTAGATGGAGCAGTCACTCCAGGAGCGGGCGGTTATTGGAATGGGATTATCAAAATAAGTGATGTAAATGGCAATAAACCTTTTGTATCTTGGCAGTGTTGCACCAATGGAAATGGAACAGATTTAGATATAACTGGCATTGCAAATTATAATTCTAATATAACTTTAACAACTGTCCAATTTATTTGGACAAATAGTCAGGCTTACGAACTAGTAGAGTGGGGAGCAAACTAATGATAAACCCAATAATTGATTTTGCTGATAGAAATGGAATAATTGAAAGCCGCGATATGACTCAATCCGAATATGCAGAATGGTTAGAAACAAAAAACAAAATTGAAAATGATGAAAAGAAACAAGTTGAAAAAGAAACAGCGCGGCAAGCGGTGTTGGCCAAGTTAGGACTTACGCCAGAAGAAGCGCAAGCCCTCTTAAGTTAACACAATCCCTCAAGATAATGACGAGACTATGTGCAGCTGGTGTCCAATTACGGGAGCAAATCGATGACGATTATCCTGATCGCGATAGGAAGTCTGACGGCTGGATTGCTGATGCTCGGCACATTGCTAAAGGCAATTCTGACCATATACCAGTCGATGGAATCGTTAGAGCTATAGATATTGATTCTGACCTATCGGCACATAAGGAAGAAGCTTATGCGTTGGTTGATAAGATTCGTAAGTGCGCCAAGAAAGGCGATAAGCGCATCAAATACATTATCTACGATGGCAAGATTATGAGCCCGATACTGGGTTGGAAGCGGCGTAAATACTCAGGCCCTAATCCTCATCGTTCTCATTTTCATATTAGCTTTACAACTTTGGGAGACAAAGACAGCAGTTACTTTGACCTAGAAGGAGACAAGAATGAGCGATCTAAAAAAAATGGCCGAAAGCTGGGCAAAGACATTCCTAGCAACAGCACTAGCGACCTATCTAGCGGTGGGATTCGACCTAAATGCGATTGCAAATGCCGCTCTAGTGTCAGTCTTGCCTAGCATTATTAACTGGCTTAACCCTAACTACGAGCGCTACGGCAAAGTCCGGTAATGGTTGCAGCTGAATTAGCAACCCTCGTTGCATCAGTATTAGGATCAATTGCCTTACTGATTGCTGGCCTTCGCTACATAATTAAATTGGAGAATATTCCAATAGTGTCGCGCCTTGATAAAATGGAGTCTCAGCTAGAATTGGCCCTAGCGAAAGGGGTCAGAAATGGCAACGCGAAAGCGCGTAAGTAAGAAGCCAGTCAAGCGTCCA